TGCGAATTGGACGTAAAAATTGTAAAAACACAAAACTTAAGGCTGAACCTAACGTAATTGTCATTCTAACTACTACATCCACCCCGAGGGTGGTTCATAATTAGAAATTACGTCAGGACTTTTCTTCGCTAGAAAAGTGACCACCTCAAGAGGTTGATAAAAACTCTTAGAATTCTTTATGAGAATCCAAGAGGACAAAAATTTTATAAAATTTTCAAAAATAAATTTAAAGAAACGCACAACGGCGTGAAATTAAAAAGCTCGCGTGTTCACGAGCGTGGGGGCCCCATGGAGATAACCGAAAGAAAAGTCATCTCCAGCTGCTTCGTAAAGGCAAAAAGCGCCAATGTCTTCAACGGTCCTGCCTGTGAACACTGGATAAGTGGCGACGGGCGTGGAAAATCTAAAGTAGGGAGCGATAACATCATCACTAGAAAAACCCTTACTAATTTGAATTTTATTTCGGGAAACGAGCAAACCCCTCGTTGAGTTGGTGTCCCCCTGGGCAATCAAGGAAATTGGAGTTCGGGCATAATAAGGAACAGTGAATTCAAGAACTCCATCCAGATCAGGAAAAACAATTGATTCAAACTTGGAGTCAACACGATCCGCAGAATTTCCGGTTGAAGTTGATGCAAAGGGAGAATCAATAGTCCCATTTTCAAAAATTTGTGTATCCCTATAAACACGCAAAGGAATTTGGGTACGGGTCCGAGGATTTAAAGAATCTTCAGTTAGAAAGGGACTACCATCTGCATTACGGAGCAAAGACGTGGAAGGAAACTGAGTGGTGTTCTGACCCACGAAATACTTGTAACGTTTTGATCCCGTCCAAAAAGTGTAGATGTAGGATAGATAATGAATCAGAGCCTGAGACTGAAAAGAATAACCTGCAATAGCATCACCTTGAGTCAACGTTTCCCCATCAGTAAAATACTTAGTCACAAAGAAAGGCGAGCGAGAATTCGAATACGGAGTGCCATTGGTGCCAAAGAAGGCAGGATCTACAGAGACATATGGAGTGACAAGTGTGGAACCTGTTGGTGGAAAGGGTCCAGGAAAAGAATAATCACTCCTGTCGAGGTTAGGATATGGGGAAGAATTACCAATTGCAGTCTTGCAGAATCTCTTGATAACCGACCTAAGCGAAACGATCTTCTCGCCAATGGTCAACTGCTCTGGCAAGGTCGAATCTATAGGAGCTTTTGGGAAGAACATAACATCCGGAGCAGTTTCCTCCTGTTGAACACGAGAATCTTTTCCGGTCTCATTCCAAATTTGGGCTTCCAAAAGCTCAGACTCTGAAAAAGGAGTAAATTCAAGAGGCACATACCGTGGATTAGTAGGAATAGCCAGGGAAAAATCATCTGCAGCCGAAATCCAAACATACATAGGAGCTGACAAAGAAGCAGCAGCATTTGCAACGACCAATTCAGTCAAAACAGAGATCGTAATCATACCAGTGGAAAATTGCACCGATTCAAGAGTGGTGGAATCACCCAAAGCAACATCTTTCCACTGAGTGTTAGAAACATAAGGGATCTCGAAATCCATCTCAGATGTGACAGAAAGATCGAGAACCCAATTATATGCGTTCTCAAAGACAAGAGGAGGCAAATTGGGATTAAAATGGGCCGGATGATAAGTAATGCGAAGCCTTCCAGAATGGAAGGCGGTCTTTGAAACAGCGATACGATAACGCAAAGCACCAGTCCATTTCTCAAACATGGACGATACAAAACCAAGGACAGTAGGAGAAATTTCAGAACCAGCAGTTGGGCAAAAACCAGGAGAAACAGGAAGAGAAAAGAGAACGGTGTCTACTGTAGTATCCGTCTTCCAATCAATTTCACGTGTGCAAATGCACGCATTCTTACACACATATCCTATATCCATTTCGTCTACATCAGTCGCAAACAAACCGGAAGGCATAGTCAACGCATTATCAGGTGCTGCGGCCAAAGGCACACCAGAATCCACTCCATCCATATGAGTGAAACCTTTGCCTGGGATGTTATAAATAGCACACGAAGTTGAAATGTCCTGTGGTTTATTCAACCCAACTGAAGACGCAGCAGATGAAATGGCACGCGAAACCCATTCCACTGGCTTGAGAAAACCACTGAAACGAGGAATGATGCCTGAAAACAATTTGGCAGTAGAGGCAAAACCTCCAGCAACAGCTGAAACAGAAGGATTCTTAATTTTAGAATTTTCTTCGGTAAAGATCTGAGCTTCAAGAAGAGGCGGAATAGGAATAGTAACAGGAAGCTTGGAATTGGGCATCGAAATCTGCACATCCTCAAACCAAGCATACATAGTATATGGGGCCCCTAAAGAAGGAAAGACACCTTCAATCGTACCAGTAATTGCATCCAAGTGCAATTTTCCCATATAGCCCTGCGCGTTGACCAAATCGAAGTGAGAAAGAGGAGAACAGAAAGGAATTTTTAGCTCTACTGAAGAACCACGTGCAATATCCAATTCCACACACGGATAACCAGTCTTACAAGTCAAATTATTTGGTATAGGCCTATTAGAAAAACCTTCATAGGGTGAGAACCACAACAAGTACTTCCCGGACATGAAAGGTGTGGCATTGAAAACTACCTTAACTCTCACATTAGCTCGAAAATAGGTGAAATAGGCCACTTTAGCACGGATATTGGCACTTGCAGTAATTATGGCATCAGGCATGGCAAGCGGAGTAAAATTGAAGACAGGAGTCAATCGTCCAGAAGAAACAATGACAGGCCTCTGCAAAATAGCCACAACATCATGATTCTTGAGGTCCGTAGCATGATCATTCCAGTTAGGAACCAATGGAATGATATCCTTCTCGTGAACAATTGGCTGCTCATCTTCCATGAAAGCAGTAATTTCCTGCTTCTCAACAATGGGCCCCGCAGACAAATCTTCCGTAGTGGACAAGACATCCATTTGTGCACGCAATCCATAATACTTGTCATTACATTTACGCAAACAAGGTTCACAACGTCTATACTGTCTGAGAAGTTCATAAGGAACTTCATATGTCAATTTTTCATAAATAAAGCGATTGCATTGACGACACAAATACGCTTTAGAATCAAGTTTTGTATATTTAGCAATTGTTTGAAATAACGCTTTCAGTGAGGCACAATTACACTACTCACATGCATACGCACCGGATAAATATCCTATATTTTAGAAGGCAAACATTTATCAATAGTGATACGAAGACCACTCCTTCCATTCACACACAAAGTACAACTTCAGATGCAAACGACACACTCACGGGTTTTGCTGTAAAGAAACAACGGTGATAATTTCTTCGCCCCTAGTGCGTTTTAAATTCATTCATTCAAAGCCTCATTCAATCGGCCATATTTCACAGCCTCAGACTTGCGATATTCGTCATAAGTCAAGAAACACGGTCTATCCACAAAGTCACGCGAAGCGTGGACATATTTCTTGATCCAAAAGTCAAAAGTCTCTTTTCCGTGGAGCGACAGTTCAAAGGCAGAAGTTTCCAGATTGACACTCGTCGACAATTCCTGATCCAAATCTCCTCGGATCCAATTAGTCATTTCCAAAACTGTCTCCATCGCCAAAGGAGCCACCCACATCATTTCCTCAGGATTCCAGACGAATTTCCTTTTCAGATAGGCAACGCTTTCAATGTCACGATATTTCACCATTTCACCAGACTTGGCTTCATCTGTGTAGATCATTCCTATAGTGGCATAAGCTTGAGCGATAGTCAATTGATTGAAGCGTTCACAAATCTCATCAGAGATATTGATGACATTATCGTCTCCATAGGACACCATCGCAACGTGTTTGTTGAACATGCGCATTGATTGCATGATAGGATCATTTTTGAAAACGACCATCCAACAATAGCGCATACTCACCGAATTGAAAATGGAATTCAAAATCGCTGTAATGGGGCATCCGGAAGGTTGAGAATGCGTCCACATATACACGTTGTCTCCACACAAATGGATCGAGTTGATAATCTCTTTCCACATGACATGTCGAACCAAGGCATTCTCTTCTCCATCATTGTAGAACTCATTCACAATGTCCAAGATCCTGTACAAGATAGGAAGCAGAAGTGTGCCATCAAAGTTGGAAAAATCACCAGCGATCACCTTCTTCCCTTTCGATGTGCATTTCTTCACAGTCTTGGTCCAATCGAACGAGTACACATTGGTCCCAACGGAAATTTCATTTCCAATCCTGTTTCGCATACAATGCGCAGCAAAACCGAGGAAATACTTCCGAAAAGACAACGTGTAGTCCATGGGACCAGCCGAAAAGACACGAGTTTTGACAGCTTCAATCTTTTCCAAAGGACGCCGTTCATCCTTGAGTGTGTCAATCCAAAAGGTAGGATAACGTTTTCCTTCTCTAGCCATGTTTTCACGAAGTCTCATCACCAGCTCAACATCAGGAGAAAGAAAGTAGTCGTCACATCCAAGCCATTTTGTCTTCCCCATGCCTGTTTTAGTGGCAACCCAAGGATAACCAGCAGAAGAACTCCTTTTCACTGGTGGTAGACAATCATCTCCTTCAATTCCGGTCACTGCTTCCAAATTCGACAAAATGCGACAATCACTTGGCAAGATGTTCGAGCAAATGACTCGCGTCATATCATTGATAGCAGCATCAAGATAGGTGTCATTCAAGTCAGGTGGTATAATTCCGGCTTTCTTGAGGCCATTGTACATGGGATCGACAATCTTGCCATCACGTACAACTCTCTGTAAAACAGAGGGAGCAGTAGTGGCTTCCACAATTTTCCCGTGACAAACTGAAGGACGCAACTGGCTCTTGGTCGCTGAGGGAATGGTATACAAAGATTGTCCCACAGGCACGAAATTTCCTTCGGGTAAAGTCACTTCTCCATTTACTCCAGGCATCTTCAGATATTCATCAACATTCAGGCAAATTTGAGCTTCGACAGAAAATTTCGCCATTGTACGAAGTACGTCTTTCACGGCAAGCGGGGAGGAAACTCCAAGGCCTCTATTCCCCGCAACGTGTATTCCGAGAATTTTCTTATTGAGATGCTCTCCAATTCCAACCAGGATGCCTCCGCAATCACCTCGAGTCGTTTCCAAAGTCTTATACTCGTAACGATCGCGAATCGTGTAAATTTTCTCCCCATCATTGTATTGCACATAATCCTGATCGAAAGCAGCAATCTCACCAGATTTCAACATAGCGCCTCCCTCATAAGGTAAACACAGCACCGCTGTCGTTTTCTTGAAGGAAGACATAGTGGGAGAATCGGCAATTGAGCCCACAATATCGGGATGATCATGCAGAGCGGGGGGAAAACAGACAAGCATCTGATCTTTGGCCTGTCCAAGCTTGTCTTCAACTATATGCCAAAACACTTTCTCAATGGGAAACACATGACCTGATGGTACGTTCGCATTGAAAAGTCGAACATGAGACGCTTGATTCAAGTATGGAGCCAAGTGAGCGACGGTCAAACCAATGCGCCCACGGATCATACAAATCTTCATGCGGGCGCTCCACCTTCCTGCAATTTGCAGTTCAAGTTCATAGATGTTGTTCAGAACTTTCTTGGAAATGGCGTACGCATTCGGATCCATCTGCAGCTGCGCACTCAATGGGCGCGAAACCTTGAATGATGCATACCCAAAGGCCGCACCAAGAGCTGTAGCGGTTCTCTTCATCCAAGTGTCGGCAACTTCTGTTTCCAGTTCGGAAATATCTGTAGAATCACCCTCAACTTGCAACTTCCGCGCATTCAGTGTCTTCGGATCTCCACTGGCACTCAATTCGCACCCAATTGTTTCGACCTGCAATTTCTTTGCTTTCATTGTTTTTGGGTCCGCACTCGAGCTCAGCTCACATTCGTTCTGTTCAACATGCAGTTTCTTCACGTTCATAGTCTTCGGATCTGCACTTGCTGACAATTCGGTCACAACATCACGAGCGGCGAACTTCCTCCTCCAAACTGAAGAGGGCTCCCTTTTGGCAAAGAAGTACCACACCACAGCAACCACGGGCACTGCAGCAATTGCACAATGGTACCAAGAGGCTTTGGCCAAGGTCTCCCTTGCTTTGGACAGAATCTTATCAAAAGTGTCCTTCACTCCAACCAAACTTTCCTTCAGCACGCGCTGAATAGTCTGGACTCGTGTTGACAAAACTGGAGCTTGATCTTCCAGGAAGTGACACAAAAATGGAAACCGCTGCGCATTGGAGAAACCTAAATCCGACATATAGTCCTTGAGCACCATCTGTGAATGCACAAATTTCTGTGCATCAGCATGATATTTCACAGTTGCCGCTCGTTTCAGGAAGTTATCATAAGCCTGGGCCGGCGAAATCGATCTTCTTCCCATAGCGACACGATCTTGATTCATCCACATGCGTGCCTCGCAATCGAACAACAGTCCAGCCTCTTCAAAGCCAAATTCACACCATAAGGCAAAATCAGAGAAGGAGAACTGCTGCATAGCAAGCTCACAATCTCGCAACTTGTATTCTGCTCCCTCGTGCAACGTCGGCACATGCAATTGGGCTTCCAGCGGCTCATTGGCACGTTCTTGCAAAAAGGCAAAAAGCTGTGATGAACGTTCAAAACGCAAACGATACAACCTATCAGCTTTCGCACGAAATTCCTCATAAGACATCGGTCTCCGAGTGAGATGAAGGCCTGTCTGTGGATCACATTCATAGACATTGTAGACCTCCATCGATTGGGGAACGCCAAGTTGCTCGAGAACCAAAGATTGATCCAAACGCCAAACGTGAGCCTCCTGATCAAATTTAGCAAAACGTTGTTTGACACGAATTTCAACCGACATATCAACTCTCCTGCGCACGGCATCTGGCCACGACAACGATTCCGGACGAAAAACCGCAGTGTTCGATGTCAAAAGAACAACGCGAGATTTAAAGTAAGTCTTTGCCTTGTCCTCAAGTGTAGCCATATGCAAGGGATATGGAGCCAAATTTCCCGTTCGAATCAATTCCATAAATTCCAAATTTGGAGAAGCCTGACTGTCTCTCATTTGTCCAAAATCATCGTAAATGCAAACTCTTTGACCTCGGTAGCCATCCCAAAATTCTTGCTCAATATTTCTGTTGTAAATCTGTTGAGTAAAATCACCATTCGGGATACCATCAATTTTCAACAAGTCAATGGCCAAAGGGAACATCATCCCCGATTTTCCTACACCGGACTGGCCATGAATGTGAATCACGATTGGTTCAATTCTTGGTCCTCCACGAAAAGCCCCAGAAGATTGTGCTCTGTCATAACACGCTTGCAAAACTCGAAAATGAGTTTGAAATCCCGCCATGATATTCCGATCAAATTTAAAGTCGGAAACCATGGCGGAATAACGAACTCCCTGCGAGTACAAGGTCTCAATTTGGACACATTTCTCGGAGTCCATGGCTATCTCATCAGGTGTATGGAGTGAAACCAAGGTTTGCACATCCAAATACCACTGAGTTATGCCTTGCACACACTTTTCAAGTTCCACAACATGAGGAGGGACACCGTACATCCATTCATAAACCTTGGCAAAGGTCCACTGCGCGACTTTTTCAATCACAGTCCAAGCTCCGGAAATACCTTTCATCAGGTTCCCAAACTTTGCTGCTCCAGTCACACATTCATCAATTTCTGATCCCTTAGGAACGCGTTTCAAAATAGAAGTTCCAAAGAGAACACAGAAAATTGTGGCCAAGGAAGAAATCGAATCCAATTCAGCAATCTGAGCCACCAGTTTGTTGTTAATCCACTGATACACTATATAAAGATGTCCTTTAAGTGTATTGGCCATTTCGAACAATCGAGCAGTGTCAGTCAAACGGGCACAGCCCTCAAGCATCAGCAAAACAGCTTCAAATTTATCGAATTCTTTAGCGAAAAGCATTCGGATGAATCTGTAGATAAAACTAGCCAAACTCACAATCCGAGCTGAATCGTTGGCAAAATCCAAGACAGATGAAGCAACACTTGTCAAGGACTGAATCAGGTTCAGAAGTGGGCCATCAGTGTCCATTCCATGGGTAACTTTCAAGTCTATCCCAAACAAACCTTGGGCTTCCAAACGTCGTCCTTTCTGGGTGGTCTCGTTAAACACCAAGAATGGTTGAGCACGCTCCCAAATTGTTTGTGAGAACGAGTCGCACAAATTGACAATTATGCGCACGTTGTTATCTCCAACTCGCACATGAAAATGTCGTAGTTGTCTTTGTGGGACAGTCCGTTGAAAAACCGGAGCAACATGCCGATATTCGGTGACAAGTTGCTCAAATTTTGAGTTCCGTCGGGCAAAATCACTTTCCAAAATCAAACATCGAAGAATACAGCGCCTTAAGTTGTTATCGCGCGCCTTTTCCTTCAATTGGTCAATATTCATTTGGGCAAATCGGGTTTTGTTAGACAAGTTTTGTTGTAGTTTAGAATTCATTTTTGGCAACAGATTAATTCATGCACCTTATCAATTGAACCATAGTTCGTCAAATGATGCACATACGAAATGAAACTAAATCAAATCCACTTCCTAGGTTGCAAGTCTAGTGGGCCATAATGATAAGTTTCAAATCTTGACACGTAACACCTAACTCGAAGCTTTAATGTTACTAAGCCATCATAGCAGTCAAATCATATAATATAAAAGCAAGATAGTCCGTATCAATAGCAAGGTCAAGTGATAAAGATCATTAACTTGATAACAGCGGTTAAAGTCTTTTCCGACTAGGAATACAATTTCCAATGCTCCTCAGAACTTGTACTTTATAATTCCATAGGACTAAAATCACAATAAATATAGTAGAGTCAAAAAGAATATAAATGAGAGTTTAACAGATACTCACAAACCTCAGGATTATAGCTCCCGGCGGGCACTGGATATTCGGTTCCGTAAACGTAGGTCATGGTTGTATTGCATAAATGCAAT